AGGCTGATGCTCAGGCTATCGCTGACGATTGCGAATTGCCCTTGCATGTGGTGGTAGGTGTCATCTCAGCTTTGTCGCCAACCAACCTATGGGGGCAGAACGTCAAGGACGCAAGGCTATTCTGCGAGACGTTTGTGAATGGCGGATACTATACTGACGTGAAGGCCAGCACATACAAGAAAATGTGGGAAAAGGCTTGGGCTATTCTTGAGGCGGTGCCTCTGGACTGTCAGCATGTGGCGACGATACTTAACGGCCCTAAGATAACGGATTTCTTCTGGTGCATCATGGGGCATGACAATTGCGTGATTGATGGACATGCTTGGGGCATTGCATACGCTGACCGCAGGGTTATGCAAGAGGTGCCTAGCATAGGCAAGAAGGCAAGGGCAGAGCTTCAGGATGCCTATCGTGTGGCGGCACATACTTGGGGCTGCAAGGCATACCAGATGCAGGCTATCACGTGGGTGGCATGGCGTCGTATTCACGGCATTAGCTAAGGGAAAGGGAAAGACTATGGACTATAACGCGATACGCAAGGAAGCTCAGGCACTGGCCCATAAGGCGGGGAAGGATTGGCTAGACAAGTGGTATGGTGGCCAAGATAGCGGGGCATGTGGCTTTGCATGGGTCAACATACGCCCCGCCAATAAAGGCAACACTAAGGCGGGCAAGGAAGAACGCAAGGTGCTTAGGGCTATGGGCTTTGAGCTAGACTGGACAGGCAAAGAGTTTCAATGGTGGAACCCTTCGGGCCTTCACGTTCAGAACGTTGATGCTCTACATCAAGGGGCAAGTGCTGCGGCTAAATACCTTAGGGAACAAGGGTTTAGCGCCTATGCTGGAATGCGGTTGGATTGATAGAGAGGGAAAGGCTATGCGGAAATTTCATGTGATCCTCAGTGATGATGATGGTGGCGAGTTTGATCTTGAACGGAAAGCACTAGACCGCGACGACGCATGGGATACTGTGCAGATGGACTACCCTGCTTTTCTTGTCGTCGACGTAGTAGAAATCAAACCCTATGCGAGAGAGGTATAACGCAATGGACAAGGATAAACTGTTGTCGTTTCTTGATGATCTAGCGTATGATCTCAAGGTGGTGCAGGCTAATGCGTCACAGGCTAAGCAGGATGCGTTCAGGTCTTATGATGTGGCGGATGCTGTCGACGGATTGGATGGCGTGATGGATAGCGTCAAGGCTATTCGGGATAGCATCCTGAACGTCAAGGAAGACTTGGAATACCGGGCTGTAATGGAAAGGGTCGGGAAATGAAAAGAGTTATCGAACACTTCGCCACAGAGGTGGAGGCTGTTGCTGAGGGTGAACGCTGCAAGGCTTTACTCTATGGCTATGGGTATCGGTATCAGGTATACCATACGGATGATGGGTGGGTCTTGGATTCCACCAGATACACAACCTGTGATTGAACATAAGGAGACGACAGATGCTGGCAGATGCAAGAGACTTTATGATTATCATGTGGATCGTGATGCAAGGGTTTGGTTGGTTCCATCCAGAATCCTATGGTATGTTCCAAGCTCAGGTGGAAGAAGCTTACCTTGAACATGCAGATCGCCTTGGATACTGGGAGGAATGACCATGAGACTTGCACCAAAGGTGTCGACGCAATACCTCAAGGAACCCAAGCAAGCTAGGTTTCCCTCTGGTGACCCTAACCTTACGTGCCTCACAAAGAAGCGTGGTGACCTACGCAAGGCTGTAGAGGATGCAGAGTGGCTAGGGGAGGCTGAACGTCTATCCAGCATGGAAGAAGAACTGTTCTGGGTAGAGGATCAGATCGCCAAGGGTTACCTCTATGAGCCTAACTTCTAATGGCGTGGACCATCCTTGTTCTTCTTGTCGTCCTGAACCTTCACCTCATACTTCCGCTAGTGATCTGTCTCTTTAGTATGCTATGGAAGAATTGAGTTGACGGATCAGAAAAAGTTGCTACCCTAGGGCTTGTCCCTGACAAGGGTTCTATATGTCTATCCCCTATAGGCAGGCTAACGCACATAACGTAAGGACAGACCGTAATGACTAATCTAACACATAAGCCTTGCCCCTACGTTGACTGTGGCAGCACTGATGCTTTCTCATGGGACGACGACAAGGGTTGTGGTAAGTGCCACTCATGTGGTAAAGGTTATCCTAGTCGTAAGTGGCCTAGGTTTGATTGGGCCTCAGAAGAATACCCTACGCACCACATCACAAGAGAGGATGCAGCCAACATGAATACCCCTACTCTATCTGTCGTTCAGGCGCAGCGCAGCGAGCAAAGCTCTTTAGAAGAGTTCCTTACGCCTGTCTATCGGTCGATGCGTTCGATCTCAGAAGACACCATGCGCTTCTATGACGTTAAGACTATGGTGAATGCTGACGGAGAGAGCGTCAAGCAAGCCTATGTCTACCCGTCTGGTGGTCGTAAGGTAAGAACCTTGCCTAAGTCTTTCCGTGCTGAGGCTGGCCTTAAGGGTGACGAGTTGTTCGGCATGGACAAGTTTAATGCTGGCAGTGCTAAGGCTGTCGTCATTACCGAGGGTGAGCTTGACGCTATGTCGGCCTTCCAGATGCTTGGTGGCAAGACGCCTTGCGTAAGTATCCCGTCAGCGACCCCTAGCCAGAAGCTCTTCGAGAAGTGCAAGGAATGGCTTGACAGCTTCGACAAGATTTATGTGTCGTTTGACAGTGACAACAAGGCTGAGGGTGTGGCTGAGAAGCTTGCTAACCTCTTCCCTAACCGGGTGTATGCCATCCCGCACGACAAGTACAAGGATGCCAATGAGTTCCTTGAGGCGGGTGCGCGTGAGAGCTATCGCAATGCGTTCAGCCATGCGAAGAAGTTTATCCCTGAGAACATCTTCAATACCCCCGACCAATTCTTGTCGATCCTCCACGACGATGATGATAGTAGTTATGTGTCGACAGGTATCCAATCTCTTGACGACGTGATCCTCGGCCTCATGCGTGGTCACTTCACGGTGTTCCAAGCACCCGAAGGTATCGGTAAGACAGAGTTTATGCGCTATCTGGAATACTCCCTGCTGACCCAGAACGACGACATCAAGATCGCTATCTGCCACATGGAAGAGGTAAAGAAGCGCAGCCTGTTGGGTCTGGTGTCTTATGAGTTGAAGAAGAACGTGACCCGTAAGGACTTGATCCATAACCAGACCGAAGTGGATCAGGCTATCATGAAGCTGTCGGGTGATGAACGCCTGTACCAGTTTACCTTGGGTGTGGACGAAGACCCTCTGGAGATTCTGGAGCGTATTCGTTTCCTGACTGAGGCGTGTGGCGTAAGCTACATCTTCTTCGAACCCATCCAAGACCTTGCGTATTCGCGTCAGGGTGACGAGAGTGTAGAACAATTCTTGTCCCAGTTGTCGACCAAGCTTGCACGTATCTCCGCTGAGCTTAACGTAGGGATCGTGACCATTGCCCATGAGAATGATGATGGGGCTATCCGTGACTGCCGCATGATCGGTAAACGTGCATCTGTCGTCATTAAGCTTGAGCGTGACAAGATGGCGAAGGATGATGAAAGCCGTAACACTACCAAGCTTCTTGTCGTCAAGAATAGACCGACAGGTTCCACAGGCTACGCAGGGCAATTGTTCTTCGATAGCGAAACGTTCACCCTCTCAGAGAAGTTTATGTGATATGCAGCTTTTACCTACGATCTGCGCCATCCTCTACACCCTTGGTGCCTTCCTCTACTACCTGCACCAGATAACCATTCTCTACTTCAAGGAGGTCGACGACTACAGTGAGGCTAAGGTTCTGACTAACGCAGTGATCTGGCCTTGGCGTACACTAGAGATCGTGGTAGATTACGTTCTTACGATGAACAGAAGGGATGAAGACGATGAGTGAGAACGAACCCTTCCAAGTTGTCGTCACTGACGTTAAGGAACATGAGGATGGTGCAGCTACCTACTCATTCGCTATGGACGACAAAGCTCAGGTAGAGATAGCGAATATCGGCCTAGAGTTTATGCTCTACTGCGCCTCTTACGGACTAGACCTGCAGTATGTGCTAGAGAACCTTGATCTTATCGCTGAGCACCACAAGGAAGAGAGTAAGAGTGAAGATAGCGCAGCGTAGCGAGCAAAGCTCTTATAAGACAGTATTGACACACCATGCACTGTCGTGGTCTACAGGCAAGCCTGTGGTCGTCAAGGTGACGTTACCTAGGGAGCCGTGGGTAAAGGAGGATAAAGATGAAGATCGCAGCGATGGACATTGAAACGGACGGGCTGGACCCTACGCGCATCTGGGTGATCTGCTCTAAGGACTTGGACACCGGGGAGGTCATGCAGTTCCTCAACCCATCTCATGTCGTCGAAGAGAAGGAACGCTTCATTGCTTATTGCAACACTGTTGACAAGTTTGTCTTCCACAATGGCTTGGGTTTTGACGTACCTGTTCTTCATCGCCTTATTGGCAGTGCTTGTGTTCCTCTTGCTAGCGTCATTGATACTCTTATTGTATCTCGAATGATCGACTACGACATCAAGGACGGACACAGCTTGAAGGCTTGGGGTATCCGCCTCGGTCTCCACAAGGGTGAACACAAGGATTGGTCTAAGCTCTCGCAGGAGATGATCGACTACTGCCACCAAGACGTTCTGGTTACCTGCGCCCTGTTTGAACGCTTCCGTAAGTTTATCTTCGACAAAGACATGGCTATGGGCCTACGTTGTGAGCACGACATCCAAATCCTCTGCGAAGAAATGACGACCAATGGGTTCAAGTTTGACAAGGAGAAGGCTGAGGAGTATC